CCCACGAGGACCGCGAGGACATCCAGGCTCCCGATGATCTGGAGGGAGTCCCCGTCCCGGTTCATCCGTCCCGCTATCAGCTGGAGGAGCTCCATCTGACGCTTCTCGTTGGGGAGCCTGAACGGGAGGTCCAGGTCCCCGATGGAGACGGTGAGGTATTTGCTAGGACGGTCCGGGACCTCTAGCGGAGTCGGTCGGGTCTGCATAGCTCCCTCCAGTCAATAGGGGCTATACGTCGCCCCAGAGGATGATCTTGTAGGCCTGGGTCGAAGTGAAGCCCTCGATACCGAGGAGGTCCCCGCCGCCGTTGGCAACCGCGACTCCGGCCTTGGAGGTCCAGACGAAGTAGTCACCCGCCGCGAGGGCGAAGGAGTCCACGTCCGCGTTGAACGGCGAGAGGGCCACCGCCGCGTCCGTGTCCGACCACGCCGAGGCATGGGGAGCGGTGCGACCACCGGAGCCACCGCCGACGGTCAGGTAGTCCGCTGCGCTGGTGTTGAAGATGGCGAAGCCCTTGATCTTCGCGAAGGCCACCGCGCCCACCGGGCCGATGCTCGGGAGGTTGTCAAGCTCCAGGGCATCCACCGCACCGGAGGCCACCGTGCGGTCATCAGCCCACATCGCGGCAGCCTCTCCGGCGGCGGTCCCCTCGGGGAACGTGTAGGTCGCCTGGAGACGCTCCAGGATGCGCGCGATGCCCCCGGAGGTGCCTCCCGCGTTGGTCTGCTCCCCGGCGATGTCGAGGTCGATTCTGAGCTTCTGAGCCATGAGTTACTCCTACCCCGGGGGGTCTAGAAAGTGATGGACGGGCGGGTTTCGCGAGACTTCCAGCTAACCGAGATGGTCACGGGGTCCGCAGTGGACTCCGAGTAGGTCAGGCGACACTGGCGGAAGACCGTGCCGTGGGTGTCGGCGGGGTTGCCCGGAGCCGTGTAGCTCCTCTTGATGTCGCAGTACAACCGCTCACCGTTCGCGACGACGTTGGGAAGGGCCGCAGCGAACCCCCGCTCGTTGAGGATGTCGAGCAGGGCCAGGGCCGCCGCGTCCGTCTCCTCGGTGTAGTAGCAGGTGAAGCTCCCGGTCATCCCGGCGTCATCCGTCAGGATGGGGCTCTGGTCGAACATGACCTCACCCCGGTCCAACGGGTCCACATCGCCCTCGCCGGGTTGGTCCCGCGAGAAGTCCCCAGGCATCCGGGTGACCTCAAAGATGGTCGCACCCACCGCAGCGGCACCCGCCGCCGTGAAGGCGTTAGCCCCGGTGTTGAACCCCAGGAAGAGGCGAAGCGCGCGCTTCCCCTTGGTCTGCGTTGAAACTGCCATGTCAAGCTCCTATGCGGCGAACCGCTCCAGTTGTCTTTTGGTCCGCTTCCGGGAGGAGACGGTCCTGAACGCCGCAGCCTGGGCCGCGAAGATTCGGGTGGAGGAAGTCCGCGCTGCGACGGCTCGCGCTGCGAACCCTATCAGCGAACGCTGGCGGCCTCCACCTCTTCTGAGGCGGACCCGGGATGCCCTCTGCCGTCTGCGGAGGGCGGCCAGGATGTCCTCAATCTCCGGGATGGCCTCGGCCACTAGCTCCTCGGAGCGGGCCTCCAGGAACTCCCAGACGGGGGTCTCCTCGCCTGCGTTGTGGACGTACTCGGCATATTCGACGGGGTTGCGGAGGACCCAGACGAGGCCCTCCCAGCGGTCCGACCACGAGGCCTGCGACCTCCCGGTATCCACCGGCCACGTATCCAGGAGGGACTCCCGCCACACGCGGGTTATCTCCTGGAGGATGGGCTGGAGAGCATCCCGGGCCGTGGGGTCCAGGTCGGCATCGTCCACGCCGAGGCGGTCCCCCAGGTCCAGGGAGATGTCCACGAAGCCGTCGCCCGGGGAGGAGAGGACGGTCATGGACCCTCCAGGTGGGCGGTGAGGATCTTCTCCATCTCAGAGGAGGCCCGCTGGGCCATCGTCTCCCACCGAGCCGTCGCCAGGGCCACGGCCTCCCCAGGGTCTCCACCCTCAAAGTGTGCGACCGAGGCGTAGAAGAAGCCGGAGCGAGGGTCCGCCGCGTCCGCTGTCATGGTGGCTGAGAGCCCCCGAGGCACGGCGTCGAAGCTCTTGACCAGTCGCCCGGTGTTGATGGGCACGAGGCCGGAGCCAGGAGCCAGCGGGCTTTGCTTCGGCCCTCGGCGGTCCCATCGTCCCGGCTTCATGTCAGGAGTCGCCGGAGAGTCCTTGGAGGGGCCTCTGAGGTCCTCCTCCAGGGATATCAACTCCTCGGCCAGCGCGGTCTCCATCGCCCTCCGCACCCCCATCGGGATAGTCGCAGCCTGGGCGAGAAGCGCGGAGAGGCCCGGGGCTTCGATGGCGAACGTGGTGGTCACGAGCCGGACTCCTCGCCGCCGTCCAGGAGCCACGCCAACTCAACGTCCAGCGAGAAGGTGAGGGAGCCCTCCAGCCACTCTCCGTCTGCGGAGACCTTGACCGGGAGCCGAGCGACCTGGAGAAGCCCCAGCGCGTTGAGGGCTTGGTCCCCCATGAGGGCTGAGATGATGCGTTCGTAGTCCGTCCCCGCCTCCCCGACATCCGTGAACCCATCCTCGGGGGTGGGCCGGAGCCGGTGGGAGAGCAGGAGCCGGAGCGTGTAGCGGAGTTGAGCCTGAGAGCGGTCCCCGTAAGCCCGCGTGTTGGCGACCTCTTCGATGACCACCCGGTATCCACGGTGCCGCCGGGTGAAGCCTTGGGGGGACTCCTGGGCCTGGGGGGACTCCTGCATCCCGACCTCACGGAGAGCCCCCCGTAGGGCCTGGAGGACATCCCGGAAGGCCATTAGAAGGACCAGCCGCCGTAGATGTCCCCCGGCAGGTCCGAGAGGAGCAGGGTCGGGACCGCAGCCTCCTCCCCGTCCGCAGTCCCGTCGTCGTCGTCGTCGTACTGGAACTGTAGGGCCGACCACTCGGCCTCCACCCTGGAGCCCCAATCCTCGGCCAACTTCGCCCACCGCCCGGAGGACTCCATCCTCAAGACCTCGGCCACGAGGAAGAGCGTCCAGTACAGGTGGACGTTGCGGAGAGCCCACGAGCCGATGATGAGGTTGGGCCGGTTCCCCGCTCCCAGGAGCCTCGCCTGGAGTTGGTCGAAGGCCTCCTCCCGCTGGGCTTCCCAGGTCGTCTGAGAGGATGGCAGGTAGGCCGAGAGGCCCGGGTGGACCCTCTCCAGGTCCGAGTCCGAGATGGTCGAGTATAGGACCCGCAGGACCAGCGCCGCCTCCCGGCGGAAGGTGTGGACCTCTCCGGCCACCGTGAGGACCCACTCCTCCAGCCAATGCTCCCCGCGTTCCTCGGAGGAGGTGTCCGCAGCGAGCAGGGAGATGTCGTTGCTCCCGAGGTTCGTCACCGCCTGGGTTAAGGCGAGGTCACCCCCGGGCCGATACAAGCTGAACGTCCCCGCCGAGGGAGGGACCCGGAGGCCTCCTTCGTATAGCGGGAGGGAGAGGGTCTGAACCTTCCCCTGCTCAATCATCCTCGGCAGTTGGTATCGGGGAGCGAGCATCCGTCAGGCCTCGATGTAGCCGAGGAGTTCACAAGCTGAGATGAACGCGGGGGACTTGCCCTCCACCATCGCGTCCCGCTCCTCGGCGGTGGTAGGGGCCTCCTGGGGCGGTCCGTCCTCGGCCAGCCCGGAGTCCACGAGGGACGAGTCTGGAGCCTCCAGGAGCGTCCCTGGAGCGCAACCTTGCCCGGTCTCCCGGCCACCGCTAGGGGTGACCACGGAGAGGGTCCAGCCGTCCGAGGGTCGGAGCTTCGTCAAGGGGAGGATGTAGACCATTAGGCCGCCGGGTTCGCGGTGTACACGAAGCCGTCAAGGTGGACCTCTTCGATCTCATACGACTCCGCAGCGACGGTCCCCGCGTAGAATCCCAACCGCATCCGAGGGGCTCCTCCTGCGAGGTCCCACCCCGAGTCCGTCCAGGACCACACCGGAGAGGCACCCGTCCCGCCCTCCCCGAAGGAGAGGACGCCCTCCACCCGCTTGAGTCCGACCCAATAGGCAGTGGTCCGGGCGAGCCCGGAGGTCCCGTTGTAGGTGAGGTAGCCAGCGTCCGCCGACCCTTGGCCGAAGTATTTGGCGGTGGTCGTGCCCCACTTCCCGAACATGCTCGTGGCCGCGTGGCACTGGTTGGTCACCGAGCCGCCTCCCGCCGAGACGCACATCGAAGTGTTGCCGCCCGAGCCACCCGCCGTCGCCCCCGTATTCTTGACGAGGGCCGCGAAGGTGAAGTCCCCGAAGAGCGCGTCCGGGTAGACGAAGCAGGGCTGGGTCAGCTGGAAGTTGGCGTGATAGAGGGCCGTCGTACCGCCTACCCCCTGGTCGAAGCCGATGGTCAGCTTGGCTCCATCATCCACCACCGAGTTCAGCGCCCCCGAAGGGTCTGAGACCCGCCAGCCGGTAAGTAACCCGGCGTCCAAGGTCGCCCCGTCCGCGATGGACGAGGGGGTCCCTGCCGAGGGCGTCCAGACCTCGGAGACCTCCGCGACGGAGGAACCCCCGCCGCCTCCTCGTGAGACGATGCCCACTATCCGACCGTTTCGATGGTCGCGTTGGGCGTCCCGGAGGCCGACTTGATACGCCAGGAGGCTCCGGTCCCGTTGCTCAGAGGCCCCGCGAAGTCGAACTCCCACGAGGCCCCGGCTGCAACCTGGACCTCCGGGTCACCGACCACGATGGTCCCGCCCGCTCCCTGGACCTGGACGGTGTATGCAATGGCCGAATCATCCAGCGAGACGGTCACCCGACGGGCACCCGTCGCGATGGACTGGTCCGCCGAGTACGCGACGGATAGGGCGAGCTTGGTGGTGGCGTACTGAGCCATTAAAGCGCCGCGACGTAGTGGGCCGCGTAGACCCGGGCTCCGTTGGGGACGTTCGTGGAGGGGGTGACACCCGAGACGGTGGCGTCCCAGGTCGCGGCCTGGGTCACGCCGTCCTTGGTGAGGCTCCCCGCCGAGGCCACGAGGTCTCCGGTGAGGCCCAGCTTGTCGCCGGTCCCGATGGAGGCAGCGTCCGCAGCCGCACCAACCGCGCCCTTGGTAGCCGAGGTCACCGTGGCGAATATCTTGACGCCGACGACGGCGGTCCCCGCCGCAGCGGTGAATGTCTCGGCCACCGGGGCGCCGAACTGGTTGGTCCCCACCGCGATGACGTTGCCGCCGTCCCAGCCGCCCGCGAAGGTGACCCGAAGGTTCCGGGGGACATCCGGGTTGGCGAAGGCCCCCGGGAAGTCGTTGGACGCATCGTCCCCAGCGAAGGCCGCGTGGATGTTCACGGTGGCCTTGGTCGCGGGAGCCCCGAGGGACTCCGCGAAGGCACACGCGCCCACGATGGTCCCGCTGGAGGTCTCCCGGTAGTAGCCCTCCGCTGAGATGGGCTTACGGAAACGGGGCTGTACGTTGCTCTTGGGGGTGGCCATTCAGGGTGCTCCGGCAGGGCTGGTCAGCGGGGAATCCCGCAGCCGTGGCTCTTACCTCGCCACACCTGGAGACTTCTGTCAATCGAGAAGCGTAGAGGGGTGGTCTACCTCTCGCTTGAGTCGGACCCTCCTGGAGAGTCTGAGGCATTCCTCCAGGGAGGGCGGGGGCGTCTCCGTGACCGCAGCCCGGCACCGCGCCCGCTCCCCTGGGTCTGGAGACTCGGCGGCCCTCCGGCGAACGTCGAGCCGGTCCGCCCTCTGCTGGAGGTAGGTCTCCTCGGCCCATCGGTAGACCTCGGACCTCCCCGCTTGGTCCTCCCGGGGAGGCTCCCAGGATGTGAACCGGACCGAAGAGGAGCCGTCCGGGTTGCGGGAGACCGTCACGCCTTCCGCTTGGTCTTCGGGGTCGGGGGCTCCTCCTCGGCCAAGGCCGCGTCCAGGAGGTCTCCGATGTCTCCACGGACCGGGGAAGCGTCGGACCCGTAGGTCTTGACCGCCTCCTCCATCTCGGCCTTGAGGGACTCAAGCTGACGCTGGAGCATCTTGACCCGGCGGTCATACACATCCCGGCGGGAGGCGTCGTCAATCGCCGGAGGCCGCAGGTGGTCGTATTCCCTCTGCTTGTCGTGGAGCATCCCCCGGATGATATGGGGCCTCGGGGCCTTGATGTAGCCCTTGAGCCGGAGGAGTCTCACGAACTTCCCCCAGGCCTCCTCGTCAAAGGTCCAGACCGTCCCGTTGGGTCCGTCGAGAGGGGTCTGGAAGACCGAGCGGTGGACATCCTGCCCCGCCTCGTTGACGTAGGCCGCGACGTAGTCCGAAGGGATGACATCGTGAGGAATGAGCGTGAACCCTCGGTCCAGGTAGTAGGTCCGAGCGGCTCCCCAGTTGCCCCTCCGGTCGCAGCCCTGGACGCCGGGGGTCTTGGATAGCGGGACGATGACCGGGAGGAGCTCCCCGTCTGCGGAGAGAATCCACTCGTCCTTGGGGTGGGCCAGCATGAAGTTCCCCCGGGGGGAGTCCCTTACGCGGCCCTCGGCCTCCTCCTGCCGGGCGAGGTTGGGAGACGGCTTCCGTACCGCTGCCTTGGGCGCGGTGGAGGTTCGCTGCGGAGTGACTGACATTTTCTGTCCTATTCACCCCGCAGCACCGGCCCTCCCCGGGAGGAAAGGGGGGAGTCCAAGGAGGACCGGCGTGGGGTGAGGTTACGAGTGGTCGGTGATGATCTTGATGCCCATCGCGGCCTGGGCCACGGAGACACCGAAGAAGCCGTTGGTGACCAGCGACTCCTCGGCGCTGTCCACGTTCATGTCCACGTCTGTGTAGATGACGCCACCGGGAGCGATGGAGCGACCCCGCATCTGAACCGGCTTGGCCGAGCCCTGGGCGTAGGCAATCGCACCCTTGACCAGCATCGCGCCGCCGTGGTCCGCACCCGCGTTCACATCGGGCACTTGGTCCGAGGTCCAAATCTCCACGCCGTTGAGCATGCCCTTGAAGTTGTCGCCCTTGAAGGCGAGAGCCTCCTGGACGGCGGGGACCAACTGCCAGGGTCCGACCTCGCCACGGAGGTCCGTCTGGAGGTTGTTGAACTGCTCCTGGTGGAGGTGGGCGATGACCCGACCGTTGGCCTTGCGGCTCTGGAGGGCCTGCTGAGCCACGAAGAAGTCGGAGGCGGACATGTCCACCCCCGTCGTCCCGGCGGTCCCGGTGAGGCTCTGGGTGGCCGTCGCGAAGAGGGCGTGGACCCCCTTCATGATTGCCATGAAGTTGTACCGCGCCAACGCCACCTCGTCGATGAGGCCGGTGGAGTCCACGATGCCCATCATGTCGCTGAACGTCCGCTTGATAGCGATACGGGCGGGGGTGATGGTGTAGCTACCATCCGTCAGGGCGGTGTTACCCGCGATGGAGGCACCCTCGGCCACGACGACGCCGATGTCGTCCTGGTCAATCTGACGGACCTTGATGGTGTCAGCGCCGGAGCCCCGGACATCGCCACGGAAGGTCATGAGGTCGAGAGCGAAGGGCTTCTGGTGGAGGAGGAGTTCCAGTTCCTTCGCCAGGATGTTCGCGGTGAGGAGGTCGCCGGAGGTAGAGACGCGGATTTCGTTAGCCATTGTATTCCCTGGGGGTCAGTAGGCCCCGCTGGACCGGAGACGGGTCAACCCACCGGCAGCCTTCCAGGCCGCGTATTCCTCTACTGACATCGCGTTGATGTCCGTAGCCGAGATGGGTCTCCCGTCGCCAGGGGCAGCAGAGCCCGCGCCACCGTCCGGGTTGGACCGTGGCGGGTTTCGTTTCTGCTCTGCGGGCGGGGCCTCGGCGGGGGGTCCCTGGAGGGAGGCGAAGAAGGCGGTTTCAGACTCCCGGAGGGCATCGAGGTAGGTCCCCGGGTCCTCCGGCTTCTCCGACCCTAGCCGCTCCAGCATATAGCCCCGATACTTCGGAGCCACGCCCTTGTCGGCCAGGAGGAGGAGAGACTCCCCACGAGACCGCTCCTGGGACAAGAGGCCTTCGACCTCCGTGGGGGCCTTCCAGCCCTCGTATCCCTGGAGCTTGCTCTGGAGCTTGCTCGTCTGAGCCTCGGCAGCCCGTAGCTTCTCGTTGGTCTCCCGGAACACGTCGTAAGGGACGGGCTCCGGGGCCGACTTCGCTGCGGGGACCGGGGCCGCCTTCGTCGCTTCTTCTCCGGCTCCACCCTCTTCGGGTGAGAGCAGGACTCTTCGTCTTAGCATCGTCCGCAACCCCTTCGACTTTTAGGACCAACGGGTCCGAGGCGGCTCAATCCTCGCCCCGAGTCCCGAGGGTGTCAAGCACCAGTCTCCTCCACCGTCTCCCGGATTACCTCCTCAGAGGCCCCAGGGGCTCCCTGGGAGCGTTCCTCGGTGAAGGTGATGGAGGAGTCCGCCTCCGGCTCCCCGGTGGACGCTGGAGCGCCCAGGGGTTCCTCTCCAGCGGTCTCCTTCTCGATTTCTCGGCTGACCTCCCGGAGCAACCTCCGGGCCTCGCGCTCCGAGATGCCGGGGTTGAGTTCCATGACCGCGTTGACCTTCGTGGTGAGGCCCATCTCCAACTCCTCCCGGAGATTCGCCAGCCGCTCCTTCCTCTCGGCGGGGCTCAACTCCACCGCCGCATACTCGATGGTGTAGCCCGACTCCGGGACGGAGACGCCATGAGCCGCGAGGACCGCCGAGGCCCGCTCCAGGAGCATCAAGTCCGCCGACCGGAACAACGGGGCGAACTGCTTCTGGACGGACCGGAGACCCTCCCTGGAGACCGTCAAGGCAACCCCGGACGCGGGGCCTCGGGTCTCAAAGGAGACATCCGAAGGGGAGAGCCCGAAGTGGACGCTCAACCGCATCCCGTAGTTACGGGCGAACCTCTCAGCCTTGTCGATGTCCACCGCCGCCCCCCATTGGCCGATGACCAGGGAGCCGTCCCCATCGGAGCGGATTTGGGTGGCCGTCGCCGGGTCCTCGGTCGCCACCGCCACCTTCTCCCCTCCGGCGGTCTTGGTGACCGTCCCCCGGATGGACCCACCACCGATGTACCGCTGCGCCCAAGAGGCCCGCATGAAGGCGTGGTTGGTATTACTCCAATTCAGGGCATCTTGGAGGGTCCCGAAGACGACCTCCGAGTTGGCCCAGGGGTTCCACAGTCCCGAGTGGGGCTCCGAGTGGTACAGGACCGCCGGGATGACCGCGTGACCATCCTCCAGCCGGTAGGGGTAGGCCTCCCCCCGCCACTCCTCGGGGTCCACGAACTGCCGGGTCAAGTCCTGCCTCCGGTCTTCGGAGAGGATGCGGAAGGATGGCCGCTGAGCCTGGGGAGCATCGGCGGGGGCGTCCGGGTCTGCGGCTCGCACATCCCACACATCCCAGGTCCAGGCCTCGCGGCGGACGCCATCGGTCCCGCTCAAGACCTCCCGCCGCCGAGCCCGGAACAGGCACCCGAA